TGTAGTACTGTCAATTGTGCCACTTGTTAACGCCTTAAATCTTTTATAATTATTTTTATCTTTAATTTCGTAAACCTGAAATGGAATTGTTGTTGCCGCCTTTGTTATTAAATTAATTAGAGAGTAAACCGTTGAATTTTTTTGATAACCTTGACTTATATAAGCATCATCGTTTTCGTTGTTCCATACAATCGATTCACCTAAATAGTTATAAATTGCTTTGTTGTAATTTAAAGCCGTTTTTTGTGAATTCTTTTTACTTATTACCGATTTTAATCTGTCTACAAATGAAGCCATATTTTATCTAATCTGAAATTTTGGTAAAAATACAAAATTAATAATTGTTTTATACGATGAAAAAATTGTTGATTAAGTTCCTTTCAATAGCGTATGCCGTTACATCAATATGTTCATCGTGTTTTGCATTTGGAAACGTGCTTACTTGCTGTAAAAAGGCTTCATTCCATTTATCCTTTACTAAAAAAACACGTCCGCCTTCTATAAATGGCGAAGATGCTCGGGCCCTTTCTATTTTTGAGTACCTTACAAAGTTAGTTTTTAATTCGGATACATTAAAATTTGTTTCACGCCTTAATAGTTGCACTAATGATTTACCGGACGCCTTCGGCTCGACTAATATTTGCGTTACATTAACACCGCAGGACTTAACAAAGTTACCTATAAAAGATTTTAATTCAGGCATTTCTAAATATTTATCAATGCTTTTATAAATGTAAAGATTATCACCACTTTTACCGCTGATTTGTATTCCGGTTGGATCATTCTTTGTGTCTTTTGTATAGGCGCCATCAATATACATTTCCCAAACGATATCGCCCGGTAATTCCGCCTTATTAATAACATTAAACCAACCTTTACGCCACTCGCCACCCTCGGGAGGTGTGGGCAATTGCAAATATTGCCCCGAAAACGTGTATCGATCCGCTTGCCTGATCGCTTCTAATTCTTTAAAAGTATGTTTTTCGGGCCATAAAGGAACATTTTCTTCATCCAATGCTGACAATTTTAAATGATGCCATTCTTCACCGGATCCGCCATCTAATAAATAACCGCTAAGATCTTCCTCGTGCAATCGCTGCATAATTATAATAATAGGAACGTCCCTGCTGTTAACTCTTGACCTAATTGTCGTATTGTATCGGTTATTAATAAAACTCCTTCTAACGTCGGATAAAGCATCGTCAGGCTTCAATGGATCATCTATGATAATAGCGCCACCACTACCGGCGCCAAATCCCGTAATTGCACCACCTGAAGCCGTAGCATAAACACCACCGCCCTCGGTTGTGTACCATTTCTTTTGGCTTTGTGAATCTTTTTTCAATTCTATATTCCAAACACGATTGAAAGCATCTGAATTAATATATTCTTTTGTAGCCGAACTATTGTCCAAGGCTAAAGCATCTGAATAAGATAAATGAATAAATTTTGAAGAGGGCCTTTTAGCCAAAGTCCAAGCGATAAACATTTTTACCGCGAGTTCTGTTTTGCCATACCTCGGCGGTATGTTAATAATTAAGCGCTTTATTTCGCCACTATCAACGCGCTCTAAGGTATTAACTAAATTTTTATGAAAGTCAGCAACAATAAATTTCTTACCGGTATTCTCTTTGAAGATGTAGCGGGTAAAAAATAATAAAGAATTTTCGCATTTATCTTTTATGATTTGATTAATATTCATCATTTAAAATATTATCTATTTTCTTTTGTGCCTCTGAAGATAATTTTGTTGTTGATACTTCGGCGGTCATTTCAACTTCACGCCTTTCGATATAACCTCTTTTTTTGCCTTTTGTTTTTAAATAGAATATTGTAGCCGTTGTGTTCCCATCTTTTATTTGTTTGTGCAATTGAGATTCTGCAAAATCTAAAGTTATATTTTGTATATCATCAACCTGATCTTTGAATTCCGGATCACGTGAATAATGCCCGTAAAAAGTAGATCTATTACAACCAACTATTTTGCAAGCCGTAGTTATAATTCCAAGCGATTGTTCTAATGCTTCTAAAAGATTCTTTTTTAATATGTTTGTTTTTGCTGCCATAATACAAAGTTAAATAAATAAAAGGAAATAAAAAAACCCTTGATCCAACAAGGGTTTGAGTTATTTTAAAGAAGGTAATAACAGAAAATAAAACGCCGCTAATATTAATATCATTATTGAAATTATTAGACAAGTTTTACAAAACTCTTTTAATGTTTTCATATTGTTTTTAATTAATTACTTCGGTATATGTTATGGTTTTTTTATAGCTTACAACATCTGCATCAGGTTCTATTTCTTTTATAATACCTAATACATAATCCACGCAATCGGTTGTATGCCTTATTTCTATCTTAGAAAAACCTTTTAATGTTTTTGTAAAACACACATTGTAGTATTTATCTTCAAAATTAAAAGTTGATATTGATTCATATATTTCAAAATAAGAATTATTATCCGCCTTATATCCAAAATCTTTACAGTTTGTTTTTTCTTTAAACTCTTTTATTATTTGTTCTAAATCCTTCATAGTGTTTTTTTATTTGTTTAAAAAGTGATGCGGCCGGACTTTACTAACCAACGACGATTTTATTAAAAGTTAACCGCACCGACTTTTTTTAATGGGGTTTTTACACCCCGTTGTTTTTTTTATTAGATTAATACTACTTTTTGTTTTGGAGATATTTCACAAATACCATCAATACCTTCTAAAGTTATTTCGATATGCTTTTCTGCAACCGTTTTATGTTGTGTTCTGTGTGCTCCGGTGGTTATAACCTCTGATACTGTTAAAACTTTATATGATGGCGAAGATTTTAGTATACTGTGCGTTGCTATTGAGTTTGTACAAGATGCAGGATAATGCATTGCAAATTTTTCAGAAATAGTAAATACTTCTCTAACCTTTATTGTCATTCCTTTCTCAATTTGTGTTGCTGCAATTTTCATAATATATTTGTTTTTGTTCTCTGCAAATATAAAAGAATTCTTTTAATTACACACTATAAATGAAAAAAAATTTTACTTTTATTTAATATTTCTTTTTAACGGCCGCACATATCGCAAACGGTTTTTTCGCCATCTTCAAGATCTTCATTGTTTTCACTATCATCATCCGGTAAATCAAACACCGGTAAATCAACCCCCCACTCAACCAATTGTTTAACATCCCATTCATTCGCTAAAATATCCCAATCCCACTCGCCAAACCCTGAATTGTCTTTAATTATAAATTCACGTTTTTGCGCTTCAGTCAATCCGGTTTCTATATGAATAGGTATTTCAAACAACCCGGCCGATTTACACGCTTTTAATCGCATATTTCCGCCTAATATTGTCATTGTTTCATCTACTACAATAGGACGTATTTTGAGCATCCAAGGCGCTTTTTTTATAGATTCAACTAATAGTTTAAATTTAGGATCTTTTATAAACCTTGGATTGTTTTTTGTTTCTTTTATTTCTGCAATATTTACAACTTTTATCATTAAAATAATTATATAATTATAACATTAGACCTCCCAATATTTTCTATAAATATACAAATATAGTTCCCAACATTTGTCGCAGGCATCGGTATTGGTATAAATAATAGGCGAACAAATTATCTTATTATTGTCGTTTATTTCAACTTTCAAACCTTTTGTTGTTGGTTTTACATAAACTTTTATATTGTTCTTTAAACACCATTGCATCGCCTTGTAATGCTGTTCACTTACTTTTTTATATTTTATTATTTTTTTCTTTGCCATTAAAAAGGAACTTTATCATTTTTTATAATATTTTTATTATAATCAATACTAATATCTTTATAAATACCGCCACAATTAAAATCAGGTGCAATTTCAAATTCACCCAATTGACCGTTTTCTTTTCGCTTAACTTTTTCAACATACATCTTAACAACATCCGAATCATATTTTGTTTTTTGGCCAATACATCTAAATACAATCATACCGTTATATGCTTTGTTAAAGAAATCAGCACTTCCGGAAATATCATAAAGGGTTGGTTTTTTATAATTACCGTTTTCACTTTCTATTTTTCTTGGGTGGGCCACTAAGAATAAGTGAACGTTTGTTTGTTGGCAAAATTGCGTAATTAATGAAAGCGCTTTACCTATGTAAGAATGATCTTTTTGGGCCGAATGATCTAACATATTCCAAGGATCAATTACAACTAAATTAATACCTTTTTGAAACACTAATTCCCGAAAGGCGTTTAAAATTCCTTCTAAAGATAAATTTTCTAGGTCTATTTTAATCCAAAAAAAATGGTCTTCAATAAAATCTTTTGTATTGTTTAGATCTGTATTATCGCAATTCTTTTCGTTTAATTTATTAGCTATTCTTTTAATATGCCCTTCATACGGAAATGATTCCGGCGCAAACATAGCGCAGCGCATATCGTAATTAACCGCCATATTGCAGCATATTTGATCCACTACGTCAGATTTTCCCGAATTAGGTATTCCGGTTACAACTGTCCACTCACCAAAAGCTAAACGGAAATAATCGTCAGAATTAGGCAATCCAATAGAATAATTTTTAACACCGTTTTCGTTATAATTTAGAACATTTTGCCAAATATCATCTATATTTAAAACGCCTTCTAAAGGAAAGTTTTTGCTGTCCTGAATATAATCCCTTAATGCTTGGCTACCTTTTTCAATTAATACTTCATTAGCATCCTTGTAATTGCCAAATTCGACATATTTACATCGGTACGCTCCAAACCTTCGGGCTAATTCATTTCGTAATTCTAAACCGGCTTCGTCGTTATCAGTACATAAAATTATTTTTTTCTTTGTTTCAAAGTATGAAAAACAATTATCTAAATATTCCAAACGGGCATTTCCTTTTGATGCTCCATTTGGCACGCTACAAACTGAATAGATTCCGCATTCGTGCAAACTTAATGCATCAAGTTCACCTTCAACAATATAAACAGTGTCCATTTCTTTTATGTTGTCTAGTCCGTAGAAAACAAGTTCAGCACCGGAAACCATTTTGAAATTTTTTTCAGCATCCCTAAACTTTACGTTAACCAATTCCTTTTCCCGGTAATAATTAAAATTTACGGCCCTTCTTTCTTGCCCGACTTGCGGAAAGTATTCTTTCGATTCGCCAATTTTCCAATGGAGCAAAGTTGATTCAGATATTTTACGGGAATTAAACCATTTAATTAATTCGGCACTCAAATTAAGTTCTATTTTTCTAGGCTTTACAAATTCCGCTTTTTTCTGAAATTTTGTTGTGCCACTATAGCCGCAATTATGGCAATTAAATAATCCTTTGTCAATATCAACGCTCAAAGATTTATCTCGTTTATTTTTACGTGATTCGCTACATTTTGGGCATTTTGTTTTTGTTTTACCGGCGTTTTTATTACCTAGATCAATATTAAAATCGTTAAAAGTTTTCATTTTTGTTTTGTTTTGTTTCGGCTAAAGTAAAAGAATTTTTTTAATTACAAGATGTTTTTATAAAATATCTTCAAACATTACGATGCCTTTTTTTCTTACTAATTCAATATTTTCTATAAATTTATTGACAAATCCACTTAGCAATATATTATCCGCCTCGCTTAAACCGGCCATTTGTT